ATGAAAAAATTAGTTGGCATTGTTTCAGTACTTGCTTTACTAGTATCGGCTACCCCCGCAATCGCAATGGAAATTCAATCTGAAAATACCGCTGTAGCAGTAGCTTCTATTATTAGTGACAGCCGAACTTTAAAACCAGAGAAGAAATATGAGACACCTACTTTTAGAGCTTCCAGTAATACCTTGACTCTTACCGTAGATCAGTCATCCGACGGTTCTATAACCCATATTAAATATACCCTCTGGGATGATACTGGAAATCAGGTTGGTAAGGTATTTAATGTGAAAAAAAATGGAACTGCCTCAACTACATGGGATGTAAAAAAGGGAAAAAAATATACTTTAGAGATGCTCAATCGTAGTACACACAATGGTATTTTCATAGAAGCCACGACTGACTTTTCTATAGAATAGGTAAAGACAGAAAAGAGACCTTCCTTCTATGATGGAACAGTCTCTTTTTTTGTCCCAAATGATAGTGATATGCTCTAGCAAAAGGAATGCTTATTTGCAAAATTTATTTCATTTTCGCAACCACTATGGTAGTTTAACCGTCAATTTATAAAATTAACCACGGGTTTACATTCAAGCAATGTAAATAGTGATTATATATCACAAAAAATCCCCTTCTGGTGGATTATCTCTGTTCCCTTTACAATAAGGAAATACAGCATATTTAACCGCAGGGGATTTTATTGAAAATTTTATTCTTTCTAGTAAGTCTCTATTTCTTTTTTACCAAAAAACTGTTTCAGAGCCTTGTAAACCTCACCTTTTTCCCGAATAATCGAGTACATGAATTTCGGATCTTTAATATGACGATATGCGGACATGAGAGTGCTGTGACGATTATACTGATTTACCTCACCATATCCAAACATATTCGATCTTTCCATTAATTCCTTTACCAATTTTACGCAGCGTTCATTATCTGAGGTGAGGTTATCCCCATCTGAAAAATGAAACGGATAGATGTTATATTGGCTTACAGGATATCGTTCGTCAATAATTTCCAAGGCTTTCCGATAGGCCGACGAGCAGATAGTTCCACCGCTTTCTCCTTTAGAAAAGAATGCATCCTCTGTCACTTCTTTTGCTTCCGTATGATGTGCAATAAAAGCAATCTCCACCTTTTCATACTTGGTGCGCAAAAAGCGAAGCATCCAAAAGAAAAAGCTACGCGCTACATATTTTTCGAAAACTCCCATACTTTAAGGTGTTACACAATTAACTATTTAAATTTACTAAGCCAAACACCCTCGTATTTTTAAGCATTATGCACCAAAATCATCTAAAGTCGTAATTAAATTCAATTTGCAAATGCTTCTCTTTTAATTCAATTCTTTTGATAATATCGTGCAACAGCACTCTTAACTTCTCTTGATCGTTTAAAGATATTTTTTTTACTTCTTCAATTAGATAGTCAAGCGCTGATGATGCTTCCACTTGTTCCATTAACACCTTAATTTGGTTTTCAATAATTTGTATTTCTTCATCTATACGATTTATTTGAGACTTAATTTCCAGCATCTGTTGTTGATAGGTACTTTCGTCAAACAGTTCTCTTTGATTAAATATGTCAATTTGATCTTTTTTTAACTTTTCCTTTTTAAAGTTGTTTTTCTTTATCTCTTGACCCAAACGTTCTATATCATTGGTCTTACTTCCTGTGATTTCAATTTTATCAGCAGGGATAGAATTTAGTTCGTTTTTAACAATATTAATAACATCCTGCTCTAGTACATCAGCATTAACATTTGCTTGTGAACAAACACTTCGCCCGTACTTATGATACGTCTTACAAATATAATATCTGTATTCTTTTCCTTTATACATTCGTTTTTGACATACCATTCCTTGTCCACATTTAGCACAAAATAAAATGCCAGTTAGTGGATGGTATGCACGTCTAGGCGCTCTGCCATGACTTTTAGAAAGAAGGATTTTTTGTGCTTTGTAAAATGTCTCTTTATCAATAATTGGCTCGTGAACGTCTTCGACTACCTCCCATTCTGTTTTATCTATTTTGATCTGAATTTTCTTTTTGCTCATTTTCCCTGTATCGTCATATTCCCTTTGAAGTGCGTTTCTTCTCGTACCATAGACAACATTACCAATGTATGCTTGGTTTTTAATAACCCTGTTTATAGAAACTCTTCCCCAAAGATTTCTGTTCTTTGTTCTTATTCCATGCCCGTTAAGATGTTCAGCCACCTTAAACGTTCCCAATCCGTGATTAACATACAAGTCAAAGATTAATTTGGGTATGTAACAATTTTCTGGATCAATTTCTAATTTCTTAGTCTCTCTGTTCACCTTGTAACCTATTGGAGCCTCTCCCCCCCATTGTCCTCTACGTGCTTTTTGTCTTCTTGCACTGCTTACTCTTGAAGATATTTTTTTACTCTCTTGCTCAGACAAAACAGACAAAATATCAAAAGTTATATTGTCTTTATTCAATGAATCGTAGTTATCATTAATCGCTATAACCCTTACACCATATTGTTCAAATACCCCAATAATAGCTGGATTTTCTTGTTTATCCCTACCGACACGACTTACTTCTTTAAAGATAAGGAGCTTAAACTTATTTTCTTTCGCATCTTGTATTGCCCTTTTCATTTCAGCTCTATCGAATACACTTGTGTAATAACCTGATACAACCTCATCTCGATATACAATTATGTCCGTCTTGTCATATTCCGGCCCTAATCTACTTATATACTCCCTGCCTTGTGCTTCCTGGTTTATTGTAGAATCAGCTTGGTGGTCGGTACTTACACGGGTATAAATGGCACATTTAATTAATGGTCTATTCACAGTAAACCACCTTTCATTTTTTAGTTAATTATATACACACCCATAAAAATATATCAATCTTATATTAACTAAAAAACACCAGACTTACTCGTCCGGTGCTTCTTGTTCTTCTTCATGTATTGTTACCTCAACTTCTAAACCGTATTTTTCCTTGGCTAATTCTTTTATTCTTTGTGCAAACCACTTATAAGGTTTTTCTGTTCCATAAATTTTAGTGTAGGTAAATTCCAATCCCCCTCACCATCCATTCCACTTTTTAAATTTTATGAGTAGAGGAGCTTGTCTTATTCAGTGGTTTTCTCTACAGCAACATTCAAAAACAAGGCTAATTTATAAAATGCTTTCCAGCGAATTTTGTCATATGTCGCAGCACTTATTGGTGGATTAAAAACAAAGTTATATACCTGATAATCCTTGACGTAATCCCCGTCATAGTCCTCTCTCATATAACGAGCTTCTATTAGTAATCGTTCTTTAGGGTGCAGACGTTTTACTGCTCTTTCGATCCATTCACAATAGTTTTTTTGATAAGATTTCATATCAACATTGTGTATTGCAATAGAAGCGGTTTGGTCACTGGTTACATTCGTTGACCCATGAAACCTTTCTGTATATCCTGCTATGGTACTTGCCTCTCGCTCTTCAAAAGCAAGGTATTTACATAAACGATAATCTTCTAGTTTTTTTTCTACAGCTTTTTGTGTTTTTCTTCGATCCAGTTCAGGTAAAAAACTTAATTGTTTCATTTGCTGTCTCCTTATTGGTTATTGGAGGTTTGCCCCTGCTGCTAACAGGGGCCAGAAACAATTTAGAATGGTAGGTCATCGTCATTTTCATTATTTGTGGAATCTACGTTAGATTCTTCTTGTTCCGTCTCTTCTAGCGGTTCTTTTTCTTCATTGTCATGAGCTTTTTTCGCCTTGTTAAACTCGTCTATTGGAGTAGGAACATCTTCAATGGTCAATTGCTCTTCCGTTACCTCAACGTTTCCTCCCGTATCTACGTTGTACCAAATGCCTTCATGTACGTTTGATTCACTTTCATAATCGTAAATATCGAGTTGATCGCTTGAAATATCCAGGAACACAATATTGCCTTTTAATTTATGCAAGCTTACAATTTGTGCGTCTGTCAGATCGCCTTTAATCTCAAATTTCAAAATGTCCTTTTTTGAACCTGCATTAAAATCAAGGAAGGTAGCTTTAACTAATGTTTTCATAGATCGTTCTCTCCTTAGTTAGTTTATTTTTTATTTAAAAGGCGTAGTTTGTACTTTCTTACAGACTCCCGATATTGATGAAGAGCAATTCTAGCTAACACATAAGCGTCAATAACGTTGTCACTAGGATGGCTATATCCGAACATTTCCTCGACAGCTATAGCAACCGCATCTTTTTTTGCCTTACCTTGTAAGCGGACTTTACTACCTTTTTCTCCAGTCCATCCCGTAACGCCGACAAAACTTTTTACAGTATTAGGAGCTATGTCTTTATAGTCGATTCCGAGTTTATCAAGTGCCATTCGAATACCCCAACCAATCCCACCATTCTGTATAGCTTGTTGTGAGGCATATCCGAACCCCTCAATGCAAATTAAGTCGCATGGATGAATGTGGCACATTAAATCTTCAATCATAGTTCGCATGCGGTAGGGGTCTTTGCTACCAGCTCCAGTAATCTCCTTGACTCTCAATACTTTTCCTTGCCCATCTAATGCAACAAATCCGGTCTTTGTTGATGGGTCAATTCCGACAAATCTCATTATTTTATCTCCTATATTCTGTGTTATAGTTCAAATATAATTGAACAATTCTTTTTAGTTATGCCTTTATTAATTGTTATCAGCTATTTCATGCAAGGTGGTCTACCGCCACCTATAGCGTGTATATTCGTTCTGCCAACTGAATTAGAAAGAGTAACAAAATCACTCACTTTCTTGTGAATCATTAAATCATTTCGCCATGGATGATTTTTTCTAGGTTTATGGGCCTTTTTAAGATTTATTGACAAGTTATTCCTCCTATTCATTTAGCCAGTCGGATAAGTTAACTTTTTGTACTTGCTCTTTTGGATAAAGTAGCTTATCTAGGTCGCGTTTCCGATATTCGATAACCCTCTCACTTACATAATCGTACTTGGCAATCAGCTCGGCTTTTGACTTCTCATCCATTAGGGGGTGTTCTATTTGATAGGCCTTTTCCACTAGCCATTCAACCGATCTCATAAACTGCTCATCATTTTTTATTTTTCTTACCACTGCTGCCGCCCCCTGTTAAGTTGGGAAGCCACGTAAAGCGCTGTATCCATCCCTTGAATAAGAGTCTAAAGTCATTTACTCCTGTATCCCGTCCTTTAGCTATAAAGGATTGTATGACCTTACCTCCAGTATCTACATCGTTTGGATCGTGCCAAAGAAACTCCACAACATCAGCATCCTGCTCTATGCTGCTTGATTCTTTTAAATGGGATAATTGGGGCTTAACTGCACTTTCTGAATCCCTTGTCATTTGTGATAGCATGATAAAGCAACAATCTAGTTCCCTTGCTATCCGTTTTGCCGTTGTTGTTACACGTCCAATCGCCTGATCTCTACGTTCCCCGTTTTTTTGAGGAATAGACATAATTTGAAGATAATCAACTGCAACGGCTGCAAGCTTTCCGCCCCTTCGAACAAAATTTTTAGCGGTCGAATATACTTCATCAATCGTAATTCCCGAACTATCTTGAACGAAAATTGGTAGTTTTTCTAAGTAGTTGTAAGCCAAAGCTATTTTCTCTTTGTCGCCTGGTTCAAATTTTTTGCTAATGAAACGTTTATAGTTAATTTCACATGTACTTGAAACTAATCTGTCCATAATTTGTGTACGTCCCATTTCTTGTGACCAAAGAAAAACAGCACCTTTTCCTTCTCCCGCTATGTTTTGTAACATCTGTAATAACTTAGCTGTTTTACCTGCCGATGGACGCCCTGCAAGGACGTAAAGCCACCCTCTACGTACACCGCCAGCCCAATCATCAAATCCTATGAATCCACTTTTCAAGGAATCCGGTTCCTTGGAAAGATGTTCAAAATATTCCTCTCGAAAATCTTTAACATGCTGCATCTTTCCTGTGTCATTTGGTCTAAGATTAGACAAAACCGACTCTACAGCGGAATAATATTCCTCGTCCGACTCGTAATTCTCTTCTGAAAGTAGCAACGCCTCGTTTAATGCTTGTTTACCTCTTCTTCGAATTGCTTTAGATTTAAGGAGCTTGGCATAATGTTTTACATTAGCAGCGCTAGGGCAAGCTCCAGCAAGCTCCGTGATATAGGTTACAAATTTTGGGTCGGCTAGTTTGTTTAAATTGAGATATTCTGTAGTAACGGTAACAATATCAATTGGAATACTGTTTGAATCCATGTAACGCATAACTTCAAAAAGTTTCTGGTGACTGTCTATTGAAAAATCTCGTGGTTCCAGGAAAGTAATTTCATCTAATGCACTTTGCTTTAGAAGAACTGCCCCCAATATACTTTGCTCGGCCATGATATCAACGTTTGTATCATTCCCATTCAAATTCATCAGGATTGTTCCCCCTCTGTATCCATTGTTGCAATGCGGTTTCTTTATCTAAAGTTACTGTACTTTTATAAACACCTTGGGTTGTTTGCATAAGATGATCTTTCCATCTATCATTTCGTAGAAACGTTGCTGCATGTTTGATAAATTGAATTTCTTTCCCTTGGCATTCCTGGGCATATTTCTTGGTAGCTTCCATAATGTCGTCTATACTTGCACCAGACTTGATTAAGGCTGCCCATGCTTTTATAGCGTCTTGCTTTGATGCTTTCTTAGGGTACAAACTCCAGAACTCATTAAATTCAAGAGGGACTGTTTTTTCTTTTGGTTTCTTTTCCTTGCTTTTCTTTGGTGTACTTTCTGTTGGCATAATGTCGTTTTTATCAGGGTTATTGTCAGCAGAAACTATTTTTTCTGTTGTAAAAACCTCTTCTATCAATTTATGTTCTTCCGCTATCTCAGTTCCTTTTCTTCTACCTGCTGCTAATAGATATCTTTTCTGAAAGCCCTTAGACGTTAAGATACCTTGCTGTTCGAACATTTCTTTGTGAAAAAAACCCCATTTCAGACACTCATTAACTACCTCAACAACTATCTCTACTGGTTCTCGCAGCTTCATAGAAAGTACAAGTTGTTCCCTTTCACTCCACGGGTAGTAATAACCATTCCGGTAAATCTCCATCATGAGCCTAATAAGGATTCCGAAACCTAGCATTCCAAACTTTGCAACCACAACAATTATTTTTTCGTCTTGGTCAATGTCAGTATCTAGCGGAAAATATTCTAGTCCTTTCTTAGTGGGTCTAGCCATTCAACCACCTACTTACAAATTCAATTCCTTTTTTACTAGATCATAAATTCTTTGGCTCAAGTCTTTTCCGTCTTCTTCATCATTGATGGATGGTACTGTAGTCCATTGGTTATAAATTGCTTGTATCCCACGTTTTATCCGTTCTTCTTTGGTTTCTTCGATCGTATAGCCTTCTGCTAGAGCTGTAGCTAGGTCGATATATTTATCAGGATGAAAATACCTTTTTATGACTTGTGCATTGTAGTTTAGGTTTATTGATCGGCAAACAACGATACTGTAAAATCCACATTGTTTTTTGTCATTTGATGCTTTCCCGAACTCCCTTTCTATTGCTTCTGCAACTTCTCGCGGCAATTTTATTTTCTTAGAACGGGTTAGATTGTTTATCTCATCTTGTAGCAATTCTTTTTCTTTTGTAAGGATTTCTACTTGGTTAGAAAGTCTATCAATTTCCCTGTGCAATACTCCTATTGGGTTTCTCATATATAAACATCTCCTGTAAATTTTATTAGAACGGCAAATCTTCATCTTTTATTTGGATTTTTTGACCTGAGTCATAGAAAGGATCGCTTTGTTGGGCTGCGTTTCCCTGTTTAGTCTGTTCGCCTTTGCTTCCACCTAAGAACTCCACATGCTCTGCTACAATCTCCGTGACATAGACTCTCTTTCCTTCCTTGTTGTCATAGCTTCTCGTCTGTATTCGTCCATCAATGGCACATTGTCTGCCTTTAGCTAGATAGTTAGCGCATAGATCGGCTAATTGTTTCCAAGCCACAACCCCAATAAAATCCGCTTCTTTCCGTCCGTCTGCGCCTGTAAAATTCCGATCAACCGCTAGGGTAAAAGTAGCTACTGCAACACCATTAGGGGTATATCTCAACTCAGGGTCTTTTGTAAGTCTCCCGATAAGAAAAACCTTATTCATGAAACCACCTCAACGTTATATTGTTGGCCTATTATAAGGCCCTTTTGCTTTAAGAATTGCTTTACTGTCAGCTCTGCTAGAGACGGTAAATTATTCTTACTAGATAAATGCACCAAATAGATTTTCTCACCGTTTCCCTGTACTAATCGCTGTAATACTTTTGCTGTTTGCTTGTTGCTTAAATGTCCATTGTCGGATAAGATACGTTCTTTTACTTTGCTAGGATATTGACCTACTTTCACCATATCTGGATCATGATTCGACTCGATAATGTAAATGTCTGAATCTCTCATAGCTTCTAGCATTTCCTTATCCACTTTGCCAGTATCTAAGCACACACTAACTTTCGTTTGACCGTCTGTAATAGAGAACCCTACAGGCTCGTATGCATCGTGATGAGTGGGGAAGGGGCAAACGCTCGCCCCCTGTATTTCAATGGCGCTATACGCTCCAAAGACGGTTTCAATATGACGCTGTAACTCTGCATCCACTTTTGAAATACTTCTCCATTCGCCATAAGTGGCGAACACTGGAATATGGTACTTGTTCGCAAATGGCAAACCTTTGATATGATCACCATGTGCATGTGTAATGAATATGGCTTGTACAGCATTAGGATAGATGCCTTGTTCTAGTAGAGCTTTTTCTATCTTTGTCTTAGCAACTCCAGCATCAATAAGAATGCACTTTTCACCGTACTGAATCGCTATGCAATTTCCATTTGAACCGGATGCAAGGATTTTAACTTTCACTAGATTTCCTCCTAGTCCAGCTCATCATAGTTGTTGTTCATTTCGGCAATGTGCTTATCCATAATTTTTAATAGTCCTGTTAACTCTGCTAGAGTAGGTTTGTTACCTAAAACCTTTGTATGTTTAGCAATGTAATTTTTCATTTCTTCTGGATCAAAAATTCCAAGCTGTTCAAATTTTGTTTTCATTTCATCTCTAGCTTTTTTTAACTTTTCTCCTTCATCAGCAGTAGGGGAGGGGGTAGGGGACTCCTGTTTACTTGAACCCTCGACACCGTTTACCTCAACCACAACTTCACGTTGTTTAGGTTCATATTCGGGCATGTTCTCGATAGATGTTTCAGTAGGAACATTTTCAGTTTCAGCAATTTCAATTCCGAATTGACGTTTAAATGCACGTTTCATAGCGTGCTTGACGATCATATCGTCAAAATAATCGCGCCACATATCTTTATTGCGGCCTTTAACCAAATGCTCAATCTGATCTATCGTTATTACCACCGCAACGTTTGGCGCTCCCTCGCGGTAAGCTACGCAATAGGCTCCGATTGTTTTACCACGTTGCATGGCTGTAATTTTGTGTGTAACTTCACCAGCAGCTACATTGATTTCAAATTCATCATGTTCCTTAACCTCAGAAGCTATAAAGCCCTTGTAATGTGGGTTCCTTTTAGCCAGGGCAACAATACCTTCCACAGCAATTTGCATACTCATTACTGCCCCGTCACGCCCCCTATAAACGATGCAATATATTTGATTAAGGAAAGGATTTAATCCAGAGCTGACGCACGTTTGGACAAATAAAGCGAATTGCTCGTTGGTTGTTCCTTTCGCAACAGTTGCTTTAAGTGTATCTAGTTCAGCCTGTGTGAAATTACCAATAACTACATTTGTATTTGCTTCTTGTAGTTGAGTAGTCAATTTATTTGCCCTCCGTCTCGATGATTAATTCTTGATCCGCTACCACCCTGGATGTAATTAACTGCCCTAAAGGTCTAGTAAAGCGTGTGATGGATTCTGCATTATCCACAAAGCAAGGGGCAACAATTCCTGATTGCCTACTTAAAACGTCACGTAACTCCAAGCCAGCTAGGATAGTTTCAGAAAGAGAAAGTTTTCGGTATGATTTTCCGTCCATTTCAATTTCAAAATCTGGTTTATATTCACCGTCACCTTTGTTTTGTTTAAAGAGGCGGACGGATAAGGTAGTAAATAATTCTTGTACTTTCACCGCCTGTAACTCTGCTGCTTTAGCTTCATAAGCCTTGATTGCATCCAACACTAGGATGGATTCATTACGGCTATCATGCGTTTCAATTTCCGCACTCTCAGCCTGTTTAATCTGGTCTAGGAGCTGTTCTCTTTGATCTTGTGCAGCAATGTTAGCAAGTAATGATTTTTGTGTTTTTTCTAACTCCCGAATTTTTTCAATCTGTTCTGACACGTCAATAAATTCGAGCTGTGCAAGTTGAGATTGAAGTTCGTTTCTGTTTGTCACCAACGACTTATGATTATCCCTATACTGTTCTACTCGTTCTGCTTTGTCTGTCTTTACTGCTTCAATCGAGTCTGCATCTAATAGCCGCTTGCATGTTCGGCATGTATCCGCTATAGCCTCATCACGTAATGAGGGCCACTTGGAAGCTGATTCAGTAATCTGTTCTTGTAGAGACTGGATTCGAGCATTCAGAGAATTGTATTGTTGATTGTTCTCACTAGCCGAAAATGTGGTAACTTCTATCTCTTTGATTAGATTAGTGAGCCTTTCAATTTCTGTTTTCGTATCTTCCACATTAATATCAAGTTGAGAGACTTGTTTGAGTTGTTTTTGTAGAGTTCTTGTGCGGCTTGCTTCCGCGATAAGAGCCTTATCCATCTTGTTTTTAGTGTCGCGATGAATCTTTTCTAAGTCTGATAATGTGTGTTTTTTCAGTTGCTCAGACAGCTTTTTGGCTTGTGCTTTTGGTAGTTGTGCGAACACCTCTTTGTTTAGTGGTGGCGTAACGTATTGAAGTAACATACTTCTTTGTTTTTCCCAATGAAGAGACGGGAAATAGAATGGATTAAATAGAGCTAAGAATAACTCTTTATCAAATAGAGACTTGACCAGTTCGTCAAACTCTGAGGATTTTTTGGGAACTTCGTTTACATACAGTTTGTTCTTACCTTTTTCGATCGAACGACTAAGTAAAATCTGCTTGTTATCAACAGATAATAATAATTCTGTGGATATGTGATCGAACTTATAGTTGGTAGGTGTTGGATCGGTCTTGCTACCAAGGGTATCCGTGCCGTACAATGTCCATGAGATGGAATCTAAAATACTGGATTTCCCTCTTGCGTTGTCACCTGTGATCTTGGTAAGGTCGCCAAACTCTACGACAAGATCACGGTGGCTTTTAAAATTGTGCAGTTTAATAGATATAAACTTAATTTCCATGCTTTTGCTCCTTTCGTTGCGCATTTCGTAGAATGATAGAACATTGCTTCTCGTTGTCTTTCCAAATTTCTGCTAACTCTCTAAGTGTCACAGAAAGCAGCCCCTTTCTAATGAATAACATTAGCCACACAAATTAAACCCACTATGTTACTACTAATTAAAATTGTTTCATCGTCTGAAACCGCACCAAGCAATATTTGATAATCGTTTATGTGTTTGAAAAAAATGTACTCGTCTAAATCCAAACTAAGCTCAGTGCCTCCTAAAGTAATCGCTAGATAGTCCTCTTTTGCTCCTTGTAGATATCTGTAATCAATTTCAGCATTAGAGATTTCAATAAACGGATTAGCCGTTACATTTTTATAGATTTCTAAGCTGCACTTAACACTAGACTCTTTCATTGTCTGTAGAAGGTGCATCATTTCCTCTAAACTTGCTGTAGCCATTTTCATTGTCTGCCGCCCTTTCTTATTCAAAACTTAATTGATTGTTAGCCTCTTCGATCTCGCGCAACAGCTTCCCATCTGGTTTCCATGTCTGAATGTACTCACGGGCCTTTTGATAATCCAAAGGGGAGGTATTGCGATAAGATTCAACCTGGAAATAATTTTTGTAATCTCTCCAAATTGCTTTGAAAATTTTCGAACGCAAGTTTTTATCCTTATAAGCATTACTTTCCAAACCGCTAGTAATTTTCAAAACTCGGCTTTTGCAAGCATTATTAAGCTCTAGCTGTTGCCCGTAATCAATCGTTGACGTTTGCTCTAAATGGGTTACACGTCTTTCAATCTCCTGATTTTTTTTATCCAGGAAAAAGATTGCTTGCAATTCCTTACTTAATCCAGTAATATCGCTGCCATTTAGCTGCTTTTCCATTTCTTCAAATCGGGTAACATATTCGGCAGTAAATAGTACGCCTTTTTCACCAGTCATCTTATTGGCTACCATGTCGCAACCTTTACGGGTTAGTAGATAGCAATAGTATGTTTTGTTATTTCCCTCCACTTTGTAAGTGCTAGGAATAAAGAAATCCTGAGAACGGAATTTTCCGTTTTCCAAATATCGGATATAGGCACTAATCTTTTCGAGTAAATCAGAATGTCTTACCTTAATCATTTCAGCCACTTCACGACTATCTACTAATAGTTGTCCGTTTTGATTAATCACTTGTAGTTGTTTCATTTGATATCCTACTTTCTTATAAGAACCTAAAAATGTATTTTTTTATATTGGTTCTATTGCGTTATTTAAAAACACAGTATATAATTACTTATGTGCATAAGATGCACATGTAAATGAAAAAAATATAACTGATTAAACTATCCAATCATTGACTACCAAATCGCTAAACAAATCATCGACAGTTGTATTAAAGTATTTAGCGAGTCTGAATGCGAAACCAATCTCAGGATTACAACGGCCGTGTTCAATATTACGGATAAAGCTCTCACTCACATTAAAGTCAATTGAAACAGCACGTTGTGTTTTACCGTGTTTTAATCGAAGTTCTTTAAATCGGGTACGTTTAATAATTGGGCGTGGGTCTGCCTTTCTTCTGGACAATACATACCACTCCTTTCACATATGTTATTTTTTGTCGTGTGCATTTTGAACACATGAAAATACTACCATGTGCATTATTTAAACGTCAACTACTTTTTTTATAAAAGGAGATTAAATAATGAATAAGGTACAAGGAAGCAGCGAAAATACTGATCTAAAAAAAAGAATCGGTGAAAGAATAAAAGCACAAAGAACAGAGGCAGGACTATATCAATCACATTTAGCAGAAAGAGTTGGGGTTGATCGGGTTAGCATATCTAACTATGAAACGGGTAGAGCTATGCCACCTTGGGATATAATCGTTGCACTAGCAGAGGTTTTAAATTGTACGACTGATTATCTTTTATGTAAGACAGATATTAACCTATATGACTGGACTCCATCTAATGGAAGCCCCTGTAAAGTTTCAGATCAAGTTGTTACGTATTATTCCGACACAGAATGGCAAAAAAAAGAGAACTCTGATCCGTATAAAAACGAAAAAGAGTTCTTAGCGAATATTGATCTTTCCGATGAAGACCTACGAAAAAAATTTAAAGTAGTGATGGATGGTCGGGAATTGACTGAGAAGGAATGGAAAAAGTTAGTTGCATTCCTCCGTCTTGAACGTGATCTTGATTAATACTAGGTGTAACATCATTTATCACATTCCGTAAATTGATCTTTATTACATCTGTCAATTTATTAATATCTACTACAATCTCGCGATCATGTACCATTGATCAATCCACCATCCTATTACTTTTTGTTTATATTCATAGTTGTTAAATCTTGTTAAACTATTATAACACAAAACAGGAACAATTGTTCCGATTTTAGGAAATAAATACGGTTTCTTTAATTTAAAAAATATTAACCTCAAAAATATATTAAGCAAGGAGAACGGCTATATAAATTGACATCCTACAAGCCCTATACAATGAACATATAAAACACCTTTCAACCTTTTACGGAATTGAAGGTGTTTTATTTTTTTTGTAGCTAGGAACATATAGAACTTAATATTTTTAAAAATAATACTCTTATACTTTTATTTTTATTTACAATATTATCTAATTAAAGTATGATGTAATGGAATATTTTTACTTATTTTTCCAAATACAAGAGGGGGATAGGTTTAATGTACGCCTTTGAATACAATCATCAAGTAGCACAAATTGAATTACGCCAACGCTTGCAAGAATCACTTGATAGTAAAGGGTGGAAACAAAAAGACCTTGTAAAAGCTACCGGTATGGATTCTGCCACAATAAGCCAATTAATGAATAACAGGCGAAGAATGACATTACCTCAATTAGAAACAATTACAAGGGCTTTACAAATACAGATGGATACTTTCTATGAATGTTTTTTAGGTGAATGCTTTAACGAAACTGGGAAACTATCACCTGTTAAAACGGCTGAATTTTTTATAGGTTGCATCAAGGCCGAAAGGTACGATATTACAAAAAAAATTATGGATTTTATCAATGAGGATACAGACAGAAAAAGACTTGTTGATAATACATTTAAAATGGCAGAACATATTTTTTTATCAGAACAACGAAATTACAGTCTGCCGCTATATGACATTGTGATAAATAACAGTACAACACGTAACGAACAGCTAGCCATTGCTTATTTTAGACGATTTATCATAGCAAGAGATGTAGACATTACTGTCTCTGGGTATGAAACGTTGTATCAACTCTTAGAATATCTTCCATTACTCCCACAGGAATATAAGTTTGATGCTTATTATAAAATATTGACGTTCTATAATGTCGTAGAAAAATGGGATAAGCTATTAAAGTACGCAAAAGAATTAAAAGAATTAGCTACTTCTGAGAACGAAAAAAAATATATTACAGAAGCTTTGCTATATGAAGTTGCTAGCTATGAAGGCCTGAAAGATTATAAAACTGCACTTCATGTTATAAAGGAATATGCTACATATGGTAATGAGTATGTAGAGCTAGCGAAAATCAATGAAACGTTGCTCCTGATTGAAATGGGACATGTCGAATACATTGAGGAACATATAAAGCTAATTTCCTGTGATTTAAATAAATTATGTGTCTTTTTACCAGTAGCAATTGAAACATATCTTCAAAAAGATATGCTACAAAACATTGAGAAATTATTGTCTACATTTGAAAAAGAAATCATGGAAATATGCGGGAAAACACATATACTTATAAAAAGACATAAATTAAAGTTATTTCAAGTGCTATCCGCATATTATTTTATTAAGGGGGAAAAGGATAAGGGATTCAAGTATAATTTGGAAGCCCTTCAATTAGCACTTATGTTTAAAAATGTAGAACGATTACGCAGTATTATACTGCTCCATTATCAAAACGATCCGTCAGAAGAACAGAAAGAAGAGTTCGCTACCATTATGACAAGGGGGAATAATCAATATGAAGAAAACATGGATTTTATCATTGGTGGCTCTGTCCTTATTAGGTTTTATCGGAATCAACTCGGAAACAACTTTGTCAGCAACACATACTGAACAAAGTATTTCTAAAACTTTCATTTATGGAGAAGGTTGGTAAATGGCGTTAACCTTATAAATTGATCTATATTTAAAAAAATCATGCGTTTTGTTAAGAGGGATACCTCTTTTTTTTTTTTGAAAAAATTAAATAAAAAATTTTTTAGGAAATTTGTTTATCTTAATATATAATCAACCCAACAACTGGTAATCCATATAAAATTTAGAAAATTACATTAGTTTTATATTTTTGTGGATGCCAGAAGAAAGGAGGATAGCAAAGAAGAAATATTCAAAGAAAGGAGTTGAAAGATGTTAGCATGGGGCGATTGTAGAGGGAGATGTCGAAAGAAAGATTTTAAACAGGTAATAAAATCGGGATGTTCCCAAATGCCCTACGAAAGCTTAGGAACACCCCAACAATCGGAGCATATTAATGATGCTCCATTCAAGTTTACCACGCCTTTGCGTTTAAATGGAAAAAAATATTTTTTTCGAAAAAGTAATTGTCTTACATGTGAATAACCTGTACGGAAAACTTTGTATAACAAAATAAAGCCGTGGTTCAGCTATTCCTTATAGGCAATTATATTGATCGAGAATAAGGAATGTTTGTAGGTTTAAATGTAAAAATATCCCTTTATTGAAAAATTCAGGAAAAGAGGTTATACTTTATGATAAACAAAAAGTTAATTAAAGGAATTGCAATTTTATCTACTGTTGGTTTTCTTGGGACTGCCATAGCTCCGGCGACCAGCGCGTTTGCTCAAGAAAAAGTGTCACAATCAGTTTCTTACCAAACTCCAATGTCACAACAAGAAATGGATAAGATCATCCAAGAAACTGCTAAGGAAATTTTAGAAACTGCACCAAGAGTAGTAGTAAAAGAGCCTGCACAACTTGAAGCACAAGGTTTTGTTTCTCTTGGAACAAAGCTAATGAAATATTTTGGGAAAGGGTATGTAAAAAGGGAGTTACCGAAAAAAATATATGCTAAATTCCCAGACATAGTAAAAGAAAAACTTACAGAGGAAAAATGGATTTTCGCTTGGAACACCTATATTTTAATGGGGCCGTTGGATGAAGTAAAAGATACTGTAACTAAAGCTTTGGAACCATATGTTTGGGGTTGGGTTGCAAAATCTTGCGGAATTATTGCACAAGGTATCGTGTATGCTCTGATTTAATAAAACAGAAAGGAGATAAAATGAACTCAAAAACTTTAAAGTTCATTCTAACTATTTTTTCTGTATATGGTACTATGCAAGTTACAAAAGAAATGAATATAGCTGATAGTTGGCTTATTACAGAGTTGGTTCGTTTCTTAATTTTTGTAGTAGTATTCTTCGTTGTTTCTATCCTTTTGGATAAAATATACAAAGATAAAGAGGAATAGCCGTCCTCTTTTAATCTTAACTAAAAAATCATTATGTGAAACGTCCGAATCTCCCTCGTATTCGGACGTTTTCTCGTTTTATTAATAACTGTTTACTTTTTATTCTGTGGCTCCTGTCCACTTGCAATCCTTACCCGATCGGCAAGCTCCCCAGAGGATTGGCCTAGAAACGGATATTCACGAAATTTAAAACGCCGAGGTTATATCGAATATAAATTCGAGCGAGTTGTCGGCATCTACTTGCCTAAACCCTACTTCTCTACAAGGAGTGCATCTCTCTAGCCAGCACATATAGAACGGCCCTTGAGGTACGGTGGTTCGATTAGGACCATCCCACCTATTTCCAAAAGCGTCCTCTGCGTAGAAGAAAAACCTTAGCCCCCGGGTATCACCCTCCTTGAGCAGTCTTCGCCTGCCAGGCTCCAAAGTCCACCAGCCAAACTTATTCCAACCATTACAGTTAGGATCAAAAAGACTGAAGACAGCATATACAGTTCTTGGGGTATTGTTACCAAAAAAAATAGACATTGTCTTCGCTCCTTTCCTTGTTAAATTAATTCACGATATATTATTATGAAAAATTTAACAATGGGTGTCTTACATCACCATCAAGTAAAGATAAAGTTGTTTCCCCATGACGAAAAAATGATTTAAGCCAAAAGTAACATTTTTTCTTGTTTTATGGATAGTCTATTCTATTTAATTGATAGGTGTTTGGCGGAACCTTTTAAGAGTTATATGTTTTGAGGTGCTTGTCCACTAGCGACCCTTAGTTCATCTGCCAATTCCCCAATCCTAACAGCCTCAACCTTCATACCCATTTGATTATAAAAAGCCCATTGTCCCTGTAAATGGCTAATAATTTCATTTGCTATCTCTAGTTTCACTGTTGTTTCCTCCTTCAAAATTCCATTCCAAAAGTCTTTTTCCATACAGTTCATGTCCACATTACCGTTAATACCAGCCACTTTCCCACAATCGGAATACTGGAATACCGCCCAGCGGCTCCATGTAGGATTTAGCATAGGTTGGTTTGTATTGTAATGGGCCACCCACAAAGGAAAGCCAGCAAGAGCTTTCCCAAGGTTTCTTTTTGCAAAATAAGCTCCTGTATAAATCATAGGCGTTTTTCCTGTATGGCCCTTAACATGGCTAAGAAACGCGAGACAAAACGCTGTAATCTGTGCAGGTGTTAACCCCTTGTCCGTCTCAATATCAAGCACTAACGGCATATCACACGGTAGTCCTTTGACCGTTTGAACAAAATGTTCCGCTTGTGCCTGGGCAGATAAATCGGGGTGTGCAAAATGATAATAGCCTACCTTGATTCCGGCTCTATTGGCTCCCTGAGCATTTTCTTTTAGCTTCTTATCAACTAGGCTCTTCCCTTCTGTTGCCTTAATAAAAGCGTACTTCACGCCGTCAGATGCAACTTGATTCCAATTGATTTCACCCTGCCATTTAGACACGTCTATACCCATAATATTGGTTGTATTCTTTGCTTGCATTACTTACCATCTCCTTTATCTTTTAAGACCTCTACAGCCCGTTTAACTACGTCTGGTACTGGTAATCCAATACGTCCAGCGTTCTCTAAAATAGACAGTAGCTCGTTAGCCATATAGAAAAAGATCGTTGCACTACGAATCACATGTTGATCCCCTAAAGCAGTATCCAGCATGTGAGCAATAGCAACGATCCCAAAAATAAAAAGCTTTCTTGCAATACCGATGAGTCCAATTTTGCTTTTTAGCTTTCCTTCTGCTGCTCCTGCTGCTATACCACTTGCGTAGTCAATACCTACAAAAACAATTAATACCGCAAGTAGGTAAGACCAGCCACCAAAAAGAAATGTAACTGCTGCACCTCCTACGGCTGAAAGAACCTTGATTACGTTTTCCATGTATCTATCCCTTTCAAATTAAGATAGGGAGCCGTAGCTCCCAAATAAAAAAACGCCCTTTATTTGGATGACGCTTAATTTGTTGGTGTTGCCATGATTGTGACCACACCTCTTGGTTGAAACTCCTATTTGATTTTTTTAAGAATGGGCGAACTTTCTTATTGATTTGAAATATATTATAAAGAGCAAAAAAGCTTTTACCTCCTTGAAATACGAGAGAGACCCTTACCTTGAAACACAAGAAAAACCCTTACCTTTTGGTGAGGGCTTTCTTGTGTTAATTATCATTTCCAATACTGATACCGCTTTTAGACACGGTTAGGTTAGTATTTCTTGCTAGCCGTAGCCGCTTTTTATTTTTGAATATAAAAAACGCCTCTCTTAGATGAGAAAGACGTTTTACATCTCTGCTTGTTCAGCTAGATACTCTGCTACGGGGACCCTATAAATTTCCGGTAAAGATTCAATTTCTCTACGTCCAGCCTTCACCAGTAAGCCATATACAGGAATCATATATTGTTTAGTCATGTTTGTTCTCTCCTTCAAGTTTTAGAATTTTCTTTTCCAATAAGGATATTTTTTCGTCAAACCTCGCTATAGCTTCATAAGCAGCAAGTAACTCCGGTGTAATATTACTCATGTCTTTTTCGTCTCTAATTTGAGAAAGCGGCTTTGCGTTTTGCAGTTCGATATTCATTAATCAAATGCACCTCCGAATCCCTGGAATGAAATGGGTTTGGTAGTCTCTCCTTTTTCAATATGGAATCGAATGTCAATTCCCCATTTGTCGGCTGTTTTCTTATCATTTGTATACAGATATCCACGTCCAAGCTTCACAACTAATGTGCAATCTTCCCAGGTAGGGGATTCATCAAAAGCGTTATTGCACGTTTCTACCTTAACGACAGTTCCGAATGGAATAACCCAATCTGGAGTAATCAACACACGTTTGGCAGCAATATCTGTAGTAAGTGGTACGGCAAGCCCGTCAATCACAATTTTATTTTCGAATCTCTTGAATGTGTAAGATCGAGTATATGTCATGCCTTGCCTGTCTGTAGCTGTAACCGCAAGTGTGTGTGTTACATCAGGCTGTAGAGTAAGCCATATATCAGGTGGAATTGTGGCCGTTTCTTCTTTCCCTGCTACTCCTGGAAACGAACGGATAACGGTTCCATTTATTTTTTCAACAACGGTGAAACTATCGCCTTCTGGATCGGTAACGCTATACTTTTCTGAAGGAGTTGCTTCTATAATTCCTAAATCCTTATTCTGACCAGTAATAACGGGTGGTCGATTGTGAACGACTCGGAATTTCCGTGTGAACTCAGTTGATTTACCGCCTTGGTCGTCTTCTGCCCAAATGGTTAGAATATGATCGGTGTTTTCGGCAAGGTCAGAGCCTGTTATATCGGTTGCACCGTCATAGAGACGCTTGGCTCGGAATGTTAGGGTCTTGGCAAAAGAAATAGGCGTGCTACCGTTGGATACTCCCGATTGCAACGCCCTTATTGTCCCTTTATTGATTTGGTATTTTACTGTAACTACGTTATCTTTGTCGATATCAGACGCATTTCCTTGAATGCTTAACGTAGCATTTTCCGCAAGCTTTTGATTGTCGATTGGAGAGGATAGGTTCAATGTTGGATTAGAGTTATCGGAATACTCAATAGTTACCGCATACCGATAGTAATAGGTATAACTTCTTGTATCATATCCAGGTTTCGTGACAGTGCCACTATAATACTGTGTGTAACTATAAACCGCGGTGGATGGTCTTGTAACCGTGCCAGAATACGTTGCCGTTGCTGTCGTACTCCAATATTCATCAGGGTTTCTTCCAGATCGTCTGCAAGCCCCAAAAGAAACGGAACCTGTACGGTATAAAGTTCCGCTAAATCCCCCTTCATTGTATGAGATAGACTAGGCAACGATCTTTCCGCGCTTCTCTCCGCTTCTGGACAAGAGTTCATCATACCACTTGATGCGGATTTGCTTTTCGATACAGTCTTACTACTTGCAGTAGAGCCACTTACTAATGTTTTAGACGGGCTTCCACTCTTACTAAGATTCCCACTAAATCCACTTACGCTATACGACATACTGCTAGGAAAGGAATTTGTTCCGCTTGTTTGTGAAGAAGTTACCACTCTAGTCTGAGTAGGTACATAAGAGCCTCCTGTTTGAACTGACCGTGTGTAGGAGCCTCCACCGAAAGTAAACGTTACGGTGTTACCGTTCACTTTATATGATACCGTCCCTGTATTGACCGTTACAGACTTAATGCTTTTTAAACCTGGTATGGTTAAGGTGTGAGTTTGTGAGCTATATGACAGTTCATCGAATTGCTTTTCTAGTTTTTTTATTGTGGCCATCTACAAAATCACCAACCTTTTATTTCCTTTGTCATACCATCCAGAGGAAACCTTGACCTTTTGTATCTCTTTAAAGTTGACAAAGAAAATATTGTTTTTAAAATCGTTCAGTAGTGAATCTTCTAAGGTTTTCGTTCTTGTTTCCAAATTTGAAACGGTATTTTTCAGTTGGTCAATGACTAAATGAGCTGATTCAATCCCTTCCTCCATGTTGTTTAATCTATCGGCGCTAATTCCAGGAGAAGCACCATTATTCCAGATGGTTTTGTTATATGGCACGTTATAACCTCCCGATCGTGTCAATCCGCTCGAAACGTAATGTAAATGGTACTGACTCCCTTGATTTATCAAAATCAAAAAGAATACGTGACACCATGATTCCGGTATTTTGGTTTTGATCCGCCTCTTGACCAGCGAAAATCCCTAATTCCCGAATATGAAATAATGCTTCATCATCAGGAATGGCACAAACAGACCGTAAAACCCCTGTTCCACCATCTTCTTGAGCAGCAAACGCAATTCTGAATCGTTCATTAGCTAACTTCGTTTGATTCCTCTGTACCGGATCGTCAGAATCTCCCAACGCCAGGTACTTTATTTTTAAATCACTGTGTTTTCCAGATAGCCCGTCTCTTAAAAAGTTTAATCCAGCGTCCGTAATCATATTTTTTATGTGCAGCTTGGTTTCTGTACCGTCACTTTTACGTACAGTTACGTTGTACTCACCAGCCCAACCGCCACGTTCAATCATGTTATTTCCTCCTAACAAGGGTAAAGTTCGTCTGACGGGTAAAGTTCGTCATGTGGGAGAGGACAACTAAAGCCAATGTGTGTAATATCTTCCCCCCACCCTGATAACTCTGTGAAGTTGCTTAACGGTTGAAAATACATTCGTATTCCAGGGCCAGCCAGCTCCGAAAATGCATCCAGGGTTGTCTTGTTTAATTGCTCATATCCTTTGATTTTTACAAGAAAGGCTGCTGGTTCTTTTAACAGATCACTATTGAACAGCTCCACAACCTTCACATCAGAAACAGGCACTTGCAAAGCATCAGCAAGCACCTGAATAATCGTATTTATTTCACCGCGAGAGCGATTCTTTGCCCTTTTACTTTTGATTAACATTCGATATTCTTCGTCAGCAGCTTTTCCCCGTGGTTGTCCTACATCTTTTCCAATGGTATCAAGCCATTCGCCTGTAGCATGATTTTCAGACCGATTATCCGCAATCAAACTATATGACTGATCGAGCTGCTGAATTTGCTCCTGGAACAATCGGATTATTTTACCCATGTTGCTATCAGGGTCTTTTGCATAGTTGTCGGTAAGTCTTGTTAGAAAATCCTTTAGGCTAAACATGGGTTGTCACCTCAATATTGGAGTAATGGGCAACGGCTTTTTTATACTTTTCAATAGGGATATTTTGTGTATGAAAGGTGTTACCATCTGTACTTACTTTGATCTCGACATCCTCAATGCCTTCAACCTTCATTACAGCCCCAATTAACTGATTAATAACGACACTCTGCCCCGATTTCAACCCCTCATAATTTACTCCGTCTTCATCTTGTCCACCGATTACTTGGAGAAGTTCAGTTCTTACTTTCATGGCCCCATCAACTAGAAAAGCAGAAGAAGTAGTAAGAATAGCTTTGATCCAGACGGTTACGTTTTTGGTACGACTAAATGTAATAATTTGCTTTTCACCGGATAGGTCTGTGATTTCTTGCGTAATCTCCCCATGGGTTTCAATTCCGGCTGGTTTATTTTCGAAAATCGCTTGGGCTACCTCCCGATCCGTACCGCCAAGGACGAAAACCTCAAAGCTTTTTGGATTGCGACCCTCTGCATCGGGTTGCATCGTTTTATTCTCAACGATCGTCACAGATCGCACACCAGGTACTTTATACAACGCACCATTGAGTAAGCCAGCTTTTGCCTTTTTCAACCGCTCCCGATACTCTTTATCTGTTTCTAGTTCTCGTCCTTCACTGGTAGGGGAGGGGTTTGTAACAGTGGTAATATTTGAATCTGCAAGCAGCAGCCGTGTAATTCGATTAGACGGTACATTTCCATTGCTTCCTGCTTTCATAGCCGTCACTTGCACCGTACCCTTTCCTTTGTCGTCAAGGATCAAACTGTCAATAGTTCGAAACCATACTTCATGGTCAGTTCCAACGATAGTATCCTCCGGTACTTCGTAGCCTGGTTTCCCTTCGATTTCTATTTCACCTATAGCCGCGCTTTCGGGTAGACGGTAAATCCCATCTGCTGCGCCTAATTTATCCAAGCTTACCCCTATAGCCGTGTCGCGGAATCCGCTGTGATACACTTCTTCTGCATTCTGCCATACAAGAGAGAGGAACCAAGCGAACAACCGGATCAGGATTCCAAGAGGGGAACGTAAGGTAGTATTGATATCCTCACCAAATAACGTACGCGCTCGTTCTTCTATCTCTGTAAGTAGGTCACTGTATCGCTTGCGTTTGAATCCCTGTTCATTAAGCATCCCTTGTTAGCACCTCCTTAATCTCTGTACCGTCAAGGGCCACTGCTTCGAATGTAATGAAAAGCTTTCGTGCTTTGCGGTCAAAATGGATATCCACCTTCGTTACTCGCTCAATTCGTTCCTCTTGGGCAAGGGTTTCATAAACAGCTTCCCGAATCAATTCTTCATTCGGTTTTTTATCGTGCAGAACAGCTTGTTTAAAGCCGTGTTCTCCGTCCAAAAAGAACTCATTTTTATTGGTGTACATGGCAATTTCAACTGCTTGATTTAATTCTTTGTTTCCACCCACCATAACAAGTTCTCCTTTATCAAAAACCAGATCGCCCTTTTGCAAAAGAAAAGACCTCATGCTAACACCCCAACAACTAAGGCATCTGATAAACTGTGTCTACGCCTAGCATTTGGTAAGGTATGTTCTCCTTTTAGCGCTTGATCTATGGCTCTTTCTGAAAAAACAAGGAGGACAATTTGACCAGGCTGCAATACAGGTAGATATTCTTGCACCATCCCTGCCACTTCAAAGTGCTGCTTTAGCACTGGAACGCCTTCTAATAGGGGAAGGGGGACAATTCCCCTCCCTTTGACTTTTTGTTTCATGAGCGGCTGTACAGAGGCTCTACGCGTTGCCTTATCATATGTGACAACCTTTGCGACTGTGGCAGTGTGTAGTTGACGCAATTCACTTTCTAGCCAATCCTTTAAAACCTCATCCATGAAAAACCGCCTCCATTTCTGTAACAAAATTCATTCCGTCATACACATGGCGACCACGGGCCACACGTAGAGAACCTTGCACGACTTTACTTTGAATGGTGATTAAGCTACTTGTGGTAATTCTGTGTTGCAACAGACTCTTAACTCTATATCCTTGTTCCTCTTCACTAACAAATAGTTCTGGGGAACCAATCAGCCCTGTATGTGGCGACAAAATAAAATTCGTCTTGTCCCCTTTATTGTGGGGACGTAAAAAAAGACGCCCTTTGTTGATATAAAATGGCGTCTCACAATCCTCTGCAATTTTTTTTATGGCTTCAATAGCTGATCCCTCTACGGTTATTCCTTCCTCATATTTGATATCCTTTTGTAGTGACCAATCACCGATCTGTAAGTTAGCCGTTTTGATTAAATCTCGTAGGACAGTGGAGGCGGACGTTTGTTTTTTATAAGCCTTGCTTTCAATCGTTCGTTCTTTTAACGGCTCACTGTCCAGTACGATTATGGATGTGCGTTTATCCGGCCCATTCCAAGATGTTTCAAGATCGACTAATCTACCTACTAGGATCGTTCCTACATCGCCAGCGTATCCAGCATTTACAATGATCTTACTATCAAAGTGGGCAATGGCATTTATGCTGCTATCAGATAGGTTGTATATATCAATCCGGCTCTCGTTCGGCTCTGCATTATCACTAAACGGTACATCAAAGGCTAGAGTAAGCTCAGACGCTTTAAACGACACATTACCTACTAGTAACTCAACCACTCGCTTATAAGCTAAACTCAATCATCCTCACCAACCTGTAACAAGACTGTCTCACCAAAGTTATCCCAGGTGATATGTTTTTCTCTTCCTGCTGGATCAATAGGGAGGAGTAGGGGAGCTGGAAACCTGTTGTCTTCGAATGCTTCAAAAACCGGAACCCCATATACTAGCTTGGCCCCCATGACTAGCAGCTCATTATTTTTGATTAGATCAAGCGTAAAAAAATGAAACCGATCGTTGTAATTGATCTCTATTTCAAATAGCTCAACTCCTAGCTCTATTTCCATCTTGTAAGGAATTAACTCTTTTTCAATTGGGATATACTCCATACGCCCTCAACTCCTAACCTACCGTAATCACCATGCCCTCTTTTAGCCTTACACTCTTTGGGATATGTCCATTCCATTTCCTCATTTTTTTGACATCTACACCGTACTGACTCGCGATACTCTCCCAGGTTTGCCCCTTTCTAACCGTGTGTTTTTTTCCAGTTGGTTGAGAGCTTTTTCTTCTTGTTGACTTTTTCCCTTTCTTCGTTGTTTTTACTTGTTTTCGACCTGTAGTAGAAACTAGTTTTACATTGGTAATCGCTTGTTTTGGTAGAGTAACGCTGAATTTTTGTTCTACCCTTCGCAGCTCGCGAATTTGCATGGTGAAAGCCATTCCGTTAGCTACCTGGGCGTGATGGTCAGTTTCGATGGATTCAATAATACTCTTGGTAAAAATGTTTCGGCCTGTATAGGTTACGGGTTCACCTGCATTCATGAGGTTTACAAGGTTTTGTCGAGTCTGTGCAGCTTCTGGCCCAACTATCAGACCTGTGATAGCGAATTTCTTTAGTGCTGGTTCCACATGGTCTGTAATAGCTGCACCATTTTCAATCGGATGCTCAGAAACCTTTACACTGTATGAGGGCTTTTCGTTTATCACATGGATTTCCATTCCGTTAATTGTCGCCATGCCTTACACCTCCACATACTTAGGGTTTCTATATCCAAATGATCTAAAAGCCTCATCTACTGCCTTTTTAGCTTCTTGTTTTATTTCTTGAACAGTGCCACTATCCGCATTACCTTGTACATGGATATTAATTTCAACTTTGATAGGGCCAGAGGTGTTATTGGTAGTGTGATTGTTATACATAGAGGAATGAACCGCCTGGGCTGTATTAGGCGTTTGGGCCATTCCTCCAACTGTTTCACCTGCTAGAGAAGAAATAGCCCGACTTACATCCGGCAAGCTATTTTGAATACCGATCCCGTACCCTTCACCTGTAAACCCACCTAGCTCCATAAACACACGAGAAGGGGAGTGGATATCCAGTACAGATTTAAACTGATCGACAGCAGATGTTGCGATACCTGCAATAGATTCCTTAATGTCACCGACCATACTCTTGATCCCATTCACGAATCCCTGGACTACGTTTTTTCCAATCTCAAATAAATCAATGTTTTTGAGAAAATCAACCGCAGCTTTCCAGCCATTTACGATACTGTCTTTTATTCCTGTCACAATGGTTTTTATACGGTTCCATAAGTTTGTAAAACTACCTGTAAGGGCAGATACCATATTGCTAACAAGGTTTCGAGCTGCATTCACACCACTTGAAAAGAATGATTTCACTGCCGCCCAACCACCTGATACAATGCCTTTTATTAGTCCAAACCCTGTACGAATAGGGCCAAGTAATCGACCAAGGAACGTTAGGTTTATGAGGCTCCAAATAAATTGCAAGGCACTGCTTACGAAACCTTTCACACCATCCCATAATGCGGACCAGTTTCCAGAGAATAGAGCAGAAAAGATTTTTATCGTATTAAGGATAATGCCGACTGCCCCTTGAATAACGCCCTTTATATTGCTCCATACATCTTTAATGACAAATAAAGCGACTTTCCAAATGACGGTTAATACAGGTTGTAAGGCTGTAAATGTATCGGTTAAGAAAATAGAAATACCCTGGGCAGCTTCGGTAAACAGTGCGCTATTTTCCGTGAAAAAGGTTTGAATCTCACCCAAAATACCGAATGCAAACTCTTTAACGCTGCTAATAGCTGAATCTACCATATTTCTGAATGGTTCAAATTTCTGGTAGGCAAAATAAACGGCAGCACCGATCCCTATGATAGCTGCAATCACACCCAAAATAGGGCTTACGATTCCAGCGACAATTCCAGCAACGCCAGAAATAGCACTGAATCCGGCAATCATGGAAGGTAGAAGCGAGATAAAAATGAGAAATGCCCCACCTAAAAGAGTAGCAGCAGCCGTCACCGCAAGAATAATAGCGATTGTTTTCTTGGTTCCATCACGTAAACCGTTGAACTTATCAACTACGCTGGTTATGCCAGAAGATAGCCACGTCAGGGTAGGGACAAACGCCTCACCGATGGATAACTGAGCGCCTTCTACCGCCGATTTCATTTTCTCAGTAGCGCCTTTAAGGTTATTCATTTGTCTTGTAGCGATTTCAGCAGCCTTCCCAGTTGAATCCTTTAATTTTTGGCTGTACGTGTCCAACCCTTTTGGATCGTCCATCAGAGCAAGCATAGCGCTCATTGCCTCTGTGCCAAAAATGGTCTGTACAGCACTCGCCCGTTCTGCATCACTTAGATTCGTAAACGCTGATTTCATTTGTCCTAGAATGTCGGGTAGCCTACGCATTTTTCCGTTCGTATCTTCCAGGCTAATACCGTAATATTTCATTAAGTCGGCAGCTTCGGTTGTCGGGCCAGCTAGTCGGGTGACAGATGCTCGTAACGCTGTACCAGCCATAGACGCATCAAGGCCAACGTTTCCAAGATAACCGGAAGCCGCTGCCATATCTTCGAGCGACCACCCTACTGCATGTGCTGCTGGTGCAACGTATTTCATCGTTTCGCCGATACCTAGTAACGTTGTATTGGACGTTGTAAAAGCTTTCGTGAGTACATCTGCTGCACGTTGTGACTCGGTAGCAGCAAGCCCAAAGCCTGACATAATGTTTGACGTAATATTCGCAGCATCACCTAGACTAATTTGACCTGCCGCCGCCGCATCTAACACACCAGGCATAGCCTCAATGATTTCGTTCGTTTTAAAACCAGCCATAGCCAAATACTGCATACCCTCAGCCGCTTGACTACTAGTAAAAACAGTGGAGGCCCCAAGCTCTTTGGCTCGCCTTGTCAATGCTTGCATTTGCGTGTCCGTAGCACCCGAAACAGCTCCGACACGGCTCATTGCATATTCAAAATCGGTAGCCGTTTTAATAGCTGAACCTAGTCCGGCTGCAAGGCCAGCGCCTCCAGCTAACAAAAAACCTCCGGCGACTTGTACATCACCAGAGGCTTCATCTATTTTATTCATCATTTTTAGGGAGCTGTTTGAAAAGTCCCCGTATTTCTGTCGCAAACCTTCCATTTCCCTGCTCGCGCGTTGTGCCGCTTTTTGTTGCCGATCCAGTGCGCGCGTGACACCTTCTGAGGAATGGATCGCGTTTCGACTTGCTTCGGCTGCTGCTATGCTTGCCCGCTTTGCTCTTTCGTCCGCTTGTTGCGCTTTTGTTGCGGCGCTAATGGCCTTTTCTGTCGCAGTTTGAACCCGTTGTAAAGCTCTTGCTTTTGCTTCATCAGATGAGGTTGAACTTTTGGTGACGGCGGTAGCCTTTTCTATGGCTGCCCTTGCTCGTTCAGCCGCTTTTGTGGCCCGTTCGTGAGCCGCTGCCGCTCGATCTACTGCCTTAGTTGCTAGTGCATTAGCTTTGTTAGCTCGTTCAGTGGCTTTTGTAGCCTGGTCAGTCGCATGTTGTACCTTAGAAACAGTAGAGCCTAACGCCCCTGACCTTTCCGCTACTGCCTTCATCGACTTACTAGCTTTTCCCATACTCTCATTCATACTATCGAATGTTTTCGTGCTTGCGCTAGAAAGTTTGGTTAACCGTTTGTCTAACGCTTCAAGAGGGCTAGAGGATATCTTATAACCGACATCAACAAATAGTTTACGTAGAGACACTATTTGCCCCCCTTCCTTTTCCGACCTTTTTTACCAGCCTTGTTTTGTAGCTCAACCATATAATCCAAGGCCGCATTAGCTTCGAAAATATCGTCCCAATCCATTTCACAAGCATCTTGATAAGAGATACCACCATCTGATAGGACTAAGCGCCAAAAGGCCCAATTATTCTTTGCTCTCGTCTTGTAGACGGGACTTCCGAAAAGAGGAATAAGAGGTATTTACAAACTCTGACGCTAAGGTCATAAGCTCGTCAAAATCTTCTCCTTTTTCATCGTCAAAGTAGCTCCATGATACTTTTGGATGAACGATAACATGTTTCATTAGTTCCGCGAAATAGTTTTCCTCAATTAACACACCATGCTTATTTTTGCAACGGTCGCGCATCTGGACGGCTGCTCGCATTCCTGGGTGTTGCAAGGTATATTCTGTATCGTTAATTTTTTCAATGTGTTGTTTTGCCATGTATAATTTCTCCTTTGAATTGTATAGTTCGTGTTCTTGCTAAGTCAGATCCAAAAATTATGATTTTATCGTTCGGTTTTTCACAGAAAAAAAGAGCAAGGACTTGTTATCCCTACTCTTGCGTATAATCTAGCACAACAATTTCAAACTCTCGGTCTTCTGCCTCGTCACTATAAGTGACTGCTGCCTGTTTCTTAATGCGTGCTTGCGTGCCACCTGTCTTTTCTTTTGGTTCCCCATTCGAGATAACCCAAATGTCACTCATTTCTTTTTGCTTTGCTAGCTTATTTAGAAAAGCGACAGACGGGCTAGTCGCTTGTAACGTAAGCTTAATCGTACCCGTTGGGTTATTAATTTCAGACACTACCACGTCTCCTTGCGCTCCGACACTGGTAGAGAAATAATCTTCGTCTTTTTCACACTCTACGAAACTACCTTCCGTAAAACCCGTAATAAATGTGCCGTTAACCGTCACCGTAACTTCCATAGCATCATAGCTGGTTACTGCCATTTGTAATCACCTGCTTTTCTTAATATCGAATGATTCCTTTCACAGTCGTTTCATGGATCGCTCCTGCTAATTCAAACGCGAAAGAACCCCCTTGATAGGTACGTTCGGCTCGATCCTGTTCGCTGACTTCATTACGTTTTTTAAAATCCATGCTATACAAAGGAATGCCGTTTTCGTCCGCAATAATGCCTTGTCGGTGTGCCGTGGTAAGCACCTTTGTAACTCGTCCCTCAATTAGTGAAATCCCTGCGTTGGTGTATGGGATTTTTGGTGTGTTGTTCAGCAAATGCTGTAGTTCTTTTTCCATCGTGTATTTGACAAAATCCTTGCCGTGGATCGTGTCAATGTACTCACCATAGACTAGCTTTCCCTCACTTGTTCGCGGCTCTCCAGCTTTCATTACATACGTGTTAGCGCCAGCGTCATGAATCGTTTGTAAGTCACCAGAGGTAAGTTCAACAGGATCAATACCTTTTAGCTCTTTGAACTTCCATGTGACAGAACCAACCTGTGCTGATCCAATCGCACCAATAACAGCAGCATCAATAAATTGAGCAGCGTTAGGGTGATACCAAACCATGGTTCTTTCTAACTTCTTAGCTTGTAAGGCGGCAGCCTCTTCTTTCGTTGTTACACGAGCAACGCACATTCCGTAATCTAGTAGCTGTAAATACTCGTTAATCGCCATGTAATCAGCTTCGCTACCAGCCGTTAGCAAAACAAAATACCAGCCTTTTCCGCTCAATGATTCAAGCAAGCTGGTATACGTTTCTTCTTCTTTTGTTCCTTTCGCTGCAATGGTAATAAAGGCTGGAGCCTTGTCACCTTGCAGAAAAATGGCTTTTGCCATTTTGTATTCTAGAGTGGTATCAGGAAAATCGGTTTGTACTTCGTCTAGGCCATAATATTTTTTGTAAGCATGACCTCCCCTTTTTTGCCCCAAAATTAGTGGGACACCAAAACCCAAGCGTCCTGACGGTTTTTGTAAATCAATAATAACCTTAACGTCTTCTAACGCCATCTGGTATAACCTCCTCGGAAATCTTCATTTTTTCTATCCATTCGCTATGGGTATACGTAAAGAAATCTATTACTCTAAACTTCACGTCATACCCTGCTCGATACTCATAAGCAAATTCAAACAAGGCATTACGCTCTTGCGTATCACCAGCAGAAACCACCACAATTCCGTTATCTCGTAACCCTTGCCTTGCCTGTCCAACTACCCACTGTCTAGCTTGGTTCGCTATTTGTAACGCCTCTCGCTGGTCTTTATGGCAGCAGGTGAGTGATAACGTCATTTCTACCTGTTTTTGTGCGTGAACCTCTAGCGTATCGGCTGTGGGTACATACTTTTCAATAGGCATAGGTGACTTATCTTTATAAGGAGTCACATACTTGTACGTCATAAATGGATAGGGGGGTTGATCTCCTGAGCCATCGGCTGCAATGACCTTGATTCCCAGGGCTTTTGCCATTCCTGTAATGACGTTTTGTTCAAATTGCTTGTAGTTAATCAAATGGACTCACCCTCTTTAATACATAACGATAGCAGTCTGCATACGGGGTAAAGTCGGTTAGTTCTTCTACTCGATAGCCGTTACCAGCATACGTAACTTCACTGCGTGGTTCTATCGGATCAAGGCAATATAAAAGGTGATCGGATAAAGTAAACCGACCACCTTGCTCCATTACAATGCGCATAGGCATAGGAACAATTGCCCCTGTACGCTGTTCATTTTTTTCCGTTCCTTCCATCCAACGCCCCGTGTCGTCATAGTCTCCTTTTGTTTTAACTTCCACTTCAAAGGTTGTTGTAAAACGGTTGAGTAAACCACTGAATTGAAAAATCCTTTCATTCACCATCTTGTCACCTCAAATTCAAGTGAATCAATCAATTTTTTCTCATCCATAAGAGGATTGTTACTGCCTTTTAACTTTTGTGTGAGCGGTGCGTTTTCCTTAAATGATCCAGACTTCATATGACTTTTTACATCTGCGGTTAGCTTTTTAGCAGCACTTTTCATGGCTTGCTCGGCTGTAATCCGGCCTTGTAGAGTATCGTCTAGCAGCTTTTCCATTTCCCGTAAAAGAGTGGGTTCACTTTTTTCATAACCAGCACGTAAAAAGGAGCGCTCAGGAATGATGATAAATTTTTTGTCTTTTTTTAATGGCATTCCAAGCGCCAGAAAAAGACCTCTGACCTTATTCGTCACAGGTATCTTCGCCCCGTATTCATTAAAAATAGCAATTAACAATTGCTCTCTATCTTGCAAATAACCTACTTTCGCCCGTGTTTTGGACAGTTCAGCTACTTGTTTTTTCACCTTTCGTAGCGTCTTTTTATCCTCACGTACTTTCACATTCACGCGCATTAGACCCACCTGCTTACATAAGGCGATAGTAACGCAACTACATGGAGTGGCAAATGAGAGGCCGTTGCTTTTTTCTCCTGTCTATATTTCACATGCATGACATCTAAACGTTCTGATTCAATTCCCTGGACTCTTGTAGACTCGTGTAATAAGTCCTTTACCAGAAGAATACAAGCCATTTCAATTGCTTCTGGTAACGTCTGGGGCTTGTCTTCTGTTGCTTCCCCAGGCAAGACATAACCGCCATTATACGTAATTTCAATTCCATGCTTACCAGCAGGAAACCCATACGGACAATAAATACTTCCCTGAGATTTTAGTAGCTTGTAGGAGAGGGAGCCACTAGGCCCTTTTACATGATGTATGTCATGGATCGGGAGGTGCAAAAGGTTAATCGTATGTCGTCCTCCGTCATGATACTCCGTATAATCTTGTTTCCTAAACTTCCGCTTGCAATAGGCTTCTATTTGCTGAGAGGCCACCGTAATGTAGGGGAGGAGTAGCGTATCATTTACAATGCTTCCCCTCATACCTAGCATTTGTTTCGCTTTTTCTAGGGTGGTTAGCATTTCTTACCACCTACTTGTTTTCTGTTGATTTTGCTGTTAAATCAAGTTCACCAAATACCGCAGCTTGGTCATCCCATAATTGAACATCGTCACGCTGAATCGCTCGGACATCTAGAGTATTGCGTTTAAATGCGTCCCCACCAGTTTCAGTTGACGCAAGCTCCATTTGCTCGCGTTTGAACAGTACAATAGCCTCTTTTAAATCACCGATGATGCAAGGTGCTTTTTTGGCTGTGGTTGGTAAGAATCGGTTCGACACTACAACCACCGATTTTCCAAACAATGTTTTACGGGTAGACTGCGTAGGGTCGGGCTGTAGTAAATACTTTCCTTCGTTGTCTTTGAGTTTGTCCAAATGATTATATCCGTCTTGGTTTGTCAAAATGATAGCACCAGCAGAAATAGCAGGATCAAGCTCAACGTTAAGAACGTCTTTGATGTCGTCCACTTCTTTTAATGTTTTTTTCTTTAGTGCTTTTAACTTCTCTAAAATAAGACTATTTCTCGTTATCTTAGATTTTTTTCCAAGCCATTTAGTTACGTATGCAATAATGTTTTGATCACTATCTTGTAGCAAGCTACGGGACAAAGGGAGGATACCTGCTCGATCCTTTACTGCATAGTTCAATTTTCCGAATTTAGGGTTGTCCGTTTCATTAATTAGTCCCATTTCATCCACTTCAGCAAACGGAACCATATCGGCGTTTTTTTCCAAGACACGGGAACCGGAACGGGTATTTACAGGCTCAACCGTAACAAATGGCTCCAAAGCATCAAAAGAACGTGACAGCTCGTTGATTTTTGTTTGGATATCCTGCGGGATAATTAAATTTCCATCCTCTTCCGTTAAACCTGACATTGCACGCTCTTCCATTTTTACCTTTTCAAGTACCTCACGTTCTTCACCAGTAAGACTTTTATTGCGCAAACCCTTCATGAAAACATCGCGGTATTCAATCGCATCTTCTTCGCCGCGTGACTCTTGTACTGGTTCTGTTTTAGGCGGTTTCATGTTGCGTAGTTCCTCCATTAAATCAAGCTGTTTCCGTAGTTCCTTGGCTTTGTCTGCATGTTTGCGAGCCTCATCTAACTTGCCTGATTCTGTTGCGCTGCGTGCTTCTTCCAATACATTTGCTAGTTCCTGACGTAGTTCGCGTTCTTTTTCATTCATGTTGTTTATCCCTCGCTTTTTAGAATATAAAAAAGACCTTTATCCGATTGATATAAGGTCAATTTCTAGTAATAATTTTTCTTTTTCATGTTTGCGCTGCTCTTTTGTCGTGATCCCAAATTGCTCCATGCTCCGTTGATTGACTTCGCTAGACTCATAGGCTGGGAATGGTGTAGGCGAGATTTCAGTAAGGTTTACGTCTGTCAACGTTCGTTCGTAAACATCTTCGTCCTTTAGATATGTCCAAGCATCTTTGCGGACATGGAAACCAAATGAAACCCCGTCTACATCTCCGCGCTGGATGGATTCATAAGCATTTTTACCCCAAGTGTTGTTAGGTAGATCAACTTCGAATCGTAGACCAATATCATCCTCGCTTAGTCGTAGCGTTTGATTTTTAGTGGAGCCGAGAACATAGTCCGTTCGGTGATTCCACAAGGCTTTTATGGTGTTTTCCCCCAAGCTGCGAGTAAAAGCTCCTGGGGCCACTTTCTCGTAAAATTCCCCATAAATAAGTTTGCTGCGCTCGTTAAACTTGACGACATATCCACTAATGGAAAGTTGTCCCTTTTCTTTATCAGATCGAACTTCGATAGGGTGGAGGATATGCCTGGTTTCTCTCTTATTCATCTGCTTGCTTTCCCCCCTTGCTAGCCTTCGTTTTTTGTAGCTCTTCTAGTTGATCTAACCACGTCATATTCAATGGAATGATAGGCCTATCGCCAATTTCCCCATAGCCATTTTGGTTTTCCTTCTCCCTTACCTCGTTAAACGTAATAGCTGAAATAGATACCATATCCTTATAGTATTGAGCGCGACTTTGACTATCTCCGCGCAGCTCGCTTTCCACATTAAACTTGGAATAATACTGTTTGCGTTCTTTGCTAGTGAATAACTTATAATCAATTTCTTGCTCCCAATTGGTTATGATCGGCTGCAAGGTATTTTTTACGTATTCAATGGATTGATGTTCAATATTAGAAAAGGTAGCCCGATCCAACTGTCCTAACTTATGGGGTGGAATTTTATAGATTTTGGCTATTTCACCAATGCCGAATTTTTGTGTCTCAATAAATTCAGCATCTTTCAACGGCATTCCTAAGCTTTGATAGTCCAAACCCGCGTCTAAAATAGCGACCTTATGAGCGTTATTTAATCCAGTATTTAATTTCTGCCATTCTTCTCTTGTTCGATCCTTAGCTTCCGGCTGCAAGATATCCGGTACTTTTAAAATCCCTCTACTAGTCGTACCATTCGCATAAAAAGCACCAATGAATTTGTCTGATGCTTGCTGAATCCCAATCTTTTCACGGATGACTGAAATAGGGGAGATGCCCTTTAATCCTGTCTTACTAATAGCCTTTAAGTGAAGTACATCAAACCACGGGATTTTACGTTGCTCCCCATTTGGTAAAGTCGTTGTATACCACACTTCACCTGTGTTCGGATCGGTGGTTACTTCCGTCACAGATGGATTTAAGGGCCATAACGCCTCCGGTCTGCCATTCCATCCCCAATCAATAAGAGCGTAGGCATTTCCCCATAGCATTACATGTACTTGCAGTAACTCTTTAAACGTGTAGGCGCTCATATACGGATTAGGCCGAATGCCTAGCAGACTCGTGACAGAATGGTTTCGATCTCGTTCGATTCTGTTTCCCTTGCGGGTGAAAATCTGGATCGGTAGCTTGCCGATATCGCCGCCTAAGATACTCGCACATGTGTAGACATTACTGTTTAATAGAGCGGTGTCACCTGTCACGCGTTCCCCACTATACGTAGTGGAACCACCAAGTAGATTAATGAGCCAGTCTTTCGGGTTCTGTAAGTCTGATTCATTTTGAAATAAGCTCCTGAATATCATTGCTTTCACCTCCTGCGTTCAGGCACTTCGGACAGTTTCTTGCCGATTAGAAAGCCTAAAAGACATAAAAAAACACCGGATACATAAAGTCCGGCGATACCATTTAGTAAGTAGGTGGCTGTCGTAATACAAGCGCATCCAGAGAGAATGAGAATATCCTCGATAAATAAGCATAGGAATTGAATAAATTTCATTCTTTCCTCCTTTCTTAGAAACTGAAATTACCCGATAAGATATGTGCGTTTAAATCCGCTTTCGGGTCTCTACACATTACCCTTACATGTGCGTTTATCGCTGACGCTATCGGGTCGATCCGATCCGTAGACTTAGACTTGTCCAGCATAATATTTTCCTGGGCATCCATCTTGGTAACTGCGTTTCCGATTGACCATTCTAGGACAGGGTTCTTGTCATGTAGAACCTTCTTTTCCAAGACCATTTCTCTGAAATTCTTAGTCGGCTCTGATAGAGTACGAACCCCTTGCCTAATTTCAATCATGGTATAGCCTTCTACCTCCATATCAGCAGCGAATTGCGTTGCGTTGTATGGATCGTAACAGATTTCTTTGATTTTCCATTCCTTTTCGCGCTCCATGCGCTGAATATACGCCTTAATAAACGTGTAATCTACTACAGCTCCAGGAGTAGCCGTCACCCATCCTTGCTGGATATATAGATCATAGGGGAACCTATCTGTTTTTCGTTTTACTGCTAACGTATCTTCCGGCATAAACGAATGGTTGAGTATAACAATGCGGCCATCTTTTAGATCAAATTCAAACGAAACACTTGTTAAGTCAATTTTTTTAGACAAGTCAATACCAACAATACAATCAAATTCAGCAAGATTAGGGAGTTCATCAACGCCACATTTGGCCCAAGCCTTCAGTGACATATACCCATTTTCTTTCTGATCTACCCACCGATTCATATTTTTGGTTAAGTAGTTTCGCATCTTCTCCGGTACGTCTAAAGCAGTTTTAAGCTCACCACGCAAATAAGCCATACCCTCTTCATATGAACATAGGATCGGGTTGGCTTTTATCCAGACAGATTCATCCTTGATATCATCGTCCTTGTCAAGCTCGTTTACCATTACGAAATATTCATCATTTTCTATGGATGAATGAGGATCAAGGATATTCGAAATATACTTATATTCCACACGATAGCAAGGGTGGTGCAGGTTGAATCCTGCTGTTGTAATAATCATCATTAATGGTTGACTACGTGCGCCCATACCCGACACAAGCACATCATAAATTTCGGAAGTAGGGTGGGCGTGATACTCATCAATGATGCCAGCTTGTACGTTAAAACCGTCACCCGTTTTTCCTGCATCCTTTGATAGAGCAGCGATAAAAGATTCACTTTTGAGATGCTGTATTTTTCCGTAGGCTACTTTGAACTTACCTTTTAGATCGGGGCAACCATCAATTTGCGTTCGTGATTCATTCCAGACAATTTTACTTTGCTCGGCTTTGGTAGCTCCGATATAAACCTCCGACATGTTTTCACCGAATGCAGAGGCTTCATAGCTGGCCACAGCTCCCAAAGATTGCGACTTAGCATTTTTCCTCCCTACCTGCCAGTACGCTTTCCGAAAACGTCGTAGACCTGTATCCTTATGCACCCATCCATAAATGTTCCCAAAGACAAAAACTTGGATTTCATGAGGGGTTATTCGTTTACCAGCAAGTTTCCCTTTTGTGTGCCGAAATAAAGACATCCAATATAAAAACCGATGTGCTTTTTCCTCGTCAAAAATATAAGGAAAATGTTCCGTCCCCTCATTCTTGATATCATCCAGGAAACGGCTGCACGCCCATTTGTGCTTCTCACAAGCAACTATCTCACCAGCTACGACATCAAGACTGTAGTCAATTAGATATTGTTTAATCATAAATCACCGAATGCCTTTTCGACCTCGCTAGGCTGCTTCTCCTGCTTTGGTATTACAAGCTTGCAGCGAGAAGCAATAGTAAGGCCCAGGTCACTTGCTGCTGATCTACATTGCTTAAATAATTTATCCTGGTTAATCAATAAATCTGAATAAGCTGCGTTTGCTTCCTCCCATTCTTTCATGTCAATTACAGCCCCGTCTTTATCATGAATTGCTTGTTTGCGCTGTACTGTCAATTCCGTTTCCAACAGGGCGTCTGTGACCTTTATATACATCTTTCGGGCATATAAAAAGCGAGCCAGTGCATCTACATCAAGATTAGTCATGATGCCGATTTGCAGCAGCTCGCTTGCAATCTTTTTAAATTCTTTTTTCAGGTCTTTCGGTAGGTAGTTAGGGGGCTTAACTTTGTCATTTGCCGCTTTTATTTCTTGGGCTTTCCGCTGTTCTATTTCAGCTTTTGTTAGATTTTTCTTTCCCTTGTAGAGCAGCAAGTCAACTGGTTGCCTTGGTCTAGCCATTCCCTCACCCCCTTTCATTTTTGAAAATCCATTTAGGGAACTTTTTTTACAGAAGACTGACACGCGGTCTAGCGTTGGCACTGTGCAGGTTTTTGATACCCCCCTCCCCAAACCTTCATACAACTTTAAAAGCTCACCTTACCCCGTTTCTGTGGCTCTGTGGACGTCTGAGTCTAGGTCTTGCTATGAATGATAGGTATCCACCCAATTGTATATGGACAATTGTCCAGAAACATACAGGCAAATATACTATCAGGAAAATAAGATTAAATTAGGGAGTGATTGTATTGGTTTGTTATAATGTCCCTTATACCTATGAGCAATGTATGCAAGATTGCACATCTGGAGAAAATCCAGGTACAGTTGAAGAATGCGAACCTGTATGTAGACAGTTTAAAAGAAGACCTTGGTATACAATGTGTACAGAATCTATGCCATATACACCTTCAACACCATACAGCATGACTCAACCAGTACCTTACAGTCCACAGCCATATCCATATCCAAATCCATATCCTTATCCGTATCCCTATGCTCTTAACCCTCAACCTCTTCCACCTATGCTTGATTCCGATAATCCTTTCAATTCCGATTGTATGCGACAATGCGGAAAAAGTGGAGGAAGTTTATTAGACTGCTGCTATTTCTGCGGATTTTGTTAACAAACATGCTTTAAATTAACGAAAAAAATTCCGTGAAAATGATCCATATGCATCAATTGATCCGCCCTGCCATTTTCTAATTTTTTGCATTTGATAAATTACGGGAATGCTGTTGCACAGTACCAGAGTCAATGAGCTTGTGTTACCCTAATCTTTATCTCTATTCAACCACCGGTTATTCTTTGTCGGTGGTTGCCTTTTTATAGTATCATCTCCAAGAGCCTCTATCTTCTCTAGCAGTCTTCCGGTTATGACACTGCTCACATAATGGCTGCCAGTTGTTCCTATCCCAAAACAGCGTTTTATCTCCCTTGTGTGCAACAATATGGTCAACTACTGTAGCACCAGTGAGTAAGCCTTTATCAAAGCAATGCTTGCAGAGTGGATGCTTTCTTAAAAATCCTATTCTTGCTTTTCTCCACTTGGCATCGTAGCCACGTTGCGTAGATGATCCACGTTCCCGATCATACTGCTGGACTTGTTTCTTTTGATGCACAGGACAATAAGCTTCTCTTGTTAATGTTGGGCATCTGGAATGCAGACATGTCTTTAATGGTTTGCTAGGCATTGTTTCACCTCACCTTTTCGCAATAATTAAATAAAAAAATCGCCCATATGAGCGACTTTAAATATTTATCCCTATTGTCATTCGTGGAAATTTTCAACTATTCCTAACCATTTCTATAGCTGTTTTGAATGCAGGTGACATTTTAGCTCCCCCATCATACATTTTATCGTTTAATTTTGATCTATGAGGGAGTAAATTTCTGGGGTCATCCCAGAATTCCGAAACTTCTTTCTTTCTCTCTGTCTTTTTCTCTAAATTATCAATACGACTACGGACATCATTTATAGCATCTAACAAAACGCTATTTTCATCAGAAAGGTTAAGTCCCTCTGCTACTTTTGCAGGCTTAATTCCTAATGCCTGAATGATTGAATTTGTTCTATCGGGTGAATTATAGGTAGCCTTTAATGCTTCTGTAATATTCTTAGTTGCTAAATCAACTGTATCAATCCGTAAGCTTTCATCATAATCCACACTTCTAATGCCTTGTATATCAAATATACGGGAAGTTTTACTATCTTTTAAAAGAGTTACAGGTAATCCAAAAGAATGTCTTATTCCTAGTTCATATAGGACATTTGGATTTCGACCGCTTAAATCGCAAATTGCCATATCGCAATCCACAATTTTTCTAATAATGTCAATTACAATGTCATTTGTGTGTTTGACATCATCAGCTCTAATTGGTTTAAAACCAGCTTCTTCACATGCAGGTTTAATAATATGGTCGTAGACTCTAGTAAAATGACCAGGTTCATATCCAGGCATATCTGCTATAGGCATAATGATAAAGCAAGTTTTTTCCTTTTCTGCATTCTTCTCCATAAAAACCACCTTATATGTTAGAAGTAATTACCAATTACAATTCTACCATATCAAAATGACCTATATATATTTATTTCTTTTCTTTTCTTTTGTGTACTTATTGCATACATCATGCAGCAAAAACTAGGGTTACTGTTACAGAAATAAAGGTTATTGCTTACACAAACTCAATTGGTTAAAATACCCATTTCCTGAAAATTAGTTATTGTAAACAAAAACCCCTATTAATGTTACAGAAACTACAGTTCAAACAGAGTTATTACGACATGATGTAAACATTAAGTCCAAAAGAAAAAAGCACCGCAATGGGTGCTTAATTTCGGTCTATTAAAAAAGAAGTTGAACTATAAAGTTTTTATAAATTACGTACTAGTACCAATTAGTGATTTAGCAAAACTCACTAACTCTTTTACTCCATTACCAAGTGAAACAAACTTATTAAGCTTGTCCAAAAAACCTATTACACCTTGGATATTTTCATCTTTATTATTTCTAATAATTTCATCTTGATTTAAAAACAATGCTCCCGCAGTTGATTCAAGTTCTGACTTTAAACCTTCAATTCCAGAAATCCTCATTGAAACAAACGCTTTACGAATACCTTCTAACTTTTCACAAAGAATTTGTTTTAAATCGCTTGGAAGATTAGATTCAACTAATTTATTTATTAGTTCCTCAACATCTTTTTGTAGTGAAGCAATTTGGTCTTTATTAATAACTGTTTCTCCGCATTTGTTTTTATAACAATCAACTGAAAATTTAAGCCCATACATAGTTTGTTTATCTACAAGCGAGGAACTATCGTATCCAAGCTCTTTAAGCTGTATGTTAGAAATAGCTTTATGAGCCTTCACAACTGGTTCAATATATATATCGTTATCTGCAATTTGTTCCATTATAGCTTTACACTCATCAGCAAGTTTAATCAAATCAGCCAATGCACGATACATAGCAGGTGTATTATTTGGATCAATATCATAACAGATAGATAACAAGGTCCTTGTACTACCTGCATTTTTAACCAAGGTATTTAAAATTTCTTCTAACCTTCTAATTGGATTCGTAGTGTAGTCCATAGTAAGCATTTCCCCTTATAGATATTATATTTTATAATACGAAGAGGCATCCAATATGTTTCAATAAATACAAAATTAGCAAATTCTTATTCGTCCTTTTTTACCCGAAAAATCATGTAATAGATACTAATTAACTCTTGTATCCGTCAATCCCCATTATTTAATGTATTACTAAAATTTAGTAATATATAAATTTAGGGGGCAGTTAAAATACAAAGAAGGTGCTATACAATTAACAAAACAAATTTTTTTAAAGAGCTAAAAGAAGAGTATATTGACGGTACTCCTTCCCAGAAATTAAGTATCATTAGTAGCATATTTACTATTATTGGGGTCTCGCTAGCTACCATTGTTTCAAACTTTGCTCTAGGCTTTTTTCTACAACTTTCTCTCGAAAAGCTAACTTTCTTTTCGATTCTTTTTGCGTCTTTTCTCTCAATAGTTACTACGATTTTTATTTTACTAATATATTTAATAAACAAAATTAAAAAAGGGCCTAATTTTCTCTTGAACATAATATTCATCAT